CCGCCTTTGAATATCGCTCGAGAGACGCCATATTCTCCCTGTACAATCGCATCATATTTCGTCTCATGATTACAAAAAACAGTTCCTTCTTTCATCAGAACCGCCAATCCAATCGCATCTGTCATAAAAAAGAACCCTTCGACTTTCGGTCCATATCCTCCTGCATCGTATCCCGGCAAACATACAATCGTCGTACCGACCACCTTCACTACCTCGGTTATTTTTCTTATGAAGATTGAAGACCAATGATTATGTAAGAGATCCCAATATGTTGGGAGAATCGGACCAATCACTCCACTATTCATGAAAAAATAATAATCGTATGTTTTCTTGTGAGATGCAAGATAAGATAATGCAGAATGATGTCCTCCGAAATCATATCCTTCATTAGGTCTCTTGATAATCGTAAGATTCGAGAGATTCGTAGGGAAAACGATCGTTTCATCGTAGGCAAATCCGTTGATGACAATAATATAATCCATTTCTTTCCGTTCTTGCAGTTCCTTTTTCACAAAAAAAGCTAAATTATAATTACTCGAGGGCGAAAAAAAATAAGTATAAATAATGACCGATTTCATTGTTTATACATGTGTCTTTTTCTTTTTCTATTTTTTTCTTTTTCTATTTTTCTAATATAATTTACATAAATAATTGGATCCAAAAATACATCTCTCTAATTCCAAATAATCTTGAAATATTTCGAAATGATCTTTTGTGGAAAGGTTCGACTCCAAGAGATTCGATTCGTCGATTTCTCCTTCTTCTAATAATCCCATACATCTGACTTTGATTAAGGCTGGAAGAGGAGGAAGAGTAGGAGACACTTCTTCTTTCTCGATCGATATCTCTTCCTTAAAGATCGATATCTCTTTCACCCCTTTCAGATTACCATTATTTCGATGACATAATTGAATCTCCCAATACAAATGCTTGGTCACTCCTTTTTCGAAATAATCCATACAAATGGTATTTTTACATACCACTACTGAATTCCAGAAACGACATCCTTCTAGCGTATTCCAAAACGAAAGACTAAGAAAGGCAAACCAATACTCGTTCTTTTTTTCATTGACTCGATATTTTGCTTGGATATGCGTAATTCTCCCAATATGCAATTCTGCAAAACGATCGACTAATTGTTTCTTGGTGACATTTGGGAGAATACGAGGAATAAATAATACTACGTCTTGCATTTTTATAAGTGATTTTAATGTTTTTAAGCTTTAAAGTAAGTACTGAATTGTTTTTAGTTGTTGTTATCTTTTGGTTATCTTGCAAGAAAACACATCAATTTTTTAGGTGTATGGATGGTTAGTAGAAGACACCTTTGGTTAGTAGAAGACACCTTTGGTTAGATGTAGCATTTAGGAATTGCATCGATATCTACCCAATAAATCAATTCATTGGATCTTGGATTCTGTCCTTTTTTCTTTTTCTTGTCGTTATTGCTATTGATTTTCGAAACATCATATTGAGAGAATAAAGAAAAGCCCATTTGATTTTCGGGAGTATGTGCATGTACCATTCGAGCAATCATCTTGTATAATTTGAAATTCGGATATCGTTCTTCTCCAGAAGATTTATATAATATATTCTTGCCATTATCATCCATACACCATCGCGCAATCGTTTTCTGTACTTCCGTCCATTTTTTTCGCGATCTTCGTATTTCCTCTTCTTCTAATCCGTCGAAAACAAAATCATACATCGAACAACCTAACCTACATAAATCGAAACTCGGATTCGGTTTTATTTCCGGTTTTTGGGCATTGAAAAATGGTTCGCAATTATATTGTCCATGAGCATCACCTCCTGGTGCGAAACTATCACTTCCTAGTACTTTGTCTTGGAATCGGTAAATACTTCTCCCGAAATCGATGATCTTATAAATACGACCATAAGTAGGTACTTTGTACGTTTTCCCAAGAAATGTATAGGACAGGTGCGTATATTCCGTAGAAATATAAATAATATTATTCGTATGTAAATCATTATGAGTGAAATCATATGCTTTTTGGAATGCGGCAAGAGACATGATAATTTGGAAAAGCGCACTGGCGAGTGGGGCATCTCCTAGTATATCCTTTTCTAGTAATGCATCAAACGTTCCTTCACCTTTCTCTAGACATATCATTTGTATTGGAAAATCGCGAATATAGACATGAATCAGCGGTTCTTCTTCTTGCGAATCGTCTTCTTCCATATCGGACCATTCTTCTGATCCTTTGTTAGATCCTTCATTTGCGTCTTCTGTTTCACTTGAGTTTGCGTTCGGTAGGTCATCGAATGAATTATTTTCTATACTATTTTCTTCCGAATCGTCATATTCTTCTTCCTCCTCGTTTCCTTCCCCTCTCGGTTCTTTTTCATATACTAATTCTAATGCTGATTCGATGGCTTCTGTTTCTATCTTTGTTTCCATGTTTTCGTCTAAGTTCAAGTTCAAGTCTAAGTCTAAGTCTAATATATCTGCATCGATTGGAGATAAATCCGAATAGATTTCTCCTAAAGATAATTTCGGTTTCAAACTAAGAGAATTCCCTCTCTCTCCTCCTCGTGGAGAGAGATCTGAATTAGAAGATGGTAAAAAACAATTCGATTCAAGTTCATATAAATCATTCTTTTTCTCAAAAAAGAATTCCGAATCTAATAAATATTCATAATCATCGGAAATATCGAATCGGAATTTCTCTTGAATTCCTAAATAAGATCCGTAAAAATCGACAGAATGAATGAATTTATTGCGATGATATAATTGACTCGATAAATAACTGAAAAAACAATCGATATATGCAGAATTAGATTGATTCACTATCTTGGAGATTCGTTTTTTTTCCACACAAGAAGAATAGATCGGGAGATTCTGCAAGAAATTACGTTCTTTTTCGTATTTACCAATTAAATAATGAATCGGATCTAATAATGGTGCGTATTTGATATGAATCGGAGTTTTCTTTTGTTGTTTCGTGTGCTCTTCTACCACCGTATGTAAATCTACAAAATGATTCGGATGATTGAGAGAAATAGAATTGTAATTATTGTCGTTCATTTCGAAAAACAATCCATAAATGGGATTGTAATTCTGAAGATATTTAATACGAAATGGGTTGTAGTTATGTGTTTCTTGTGTATCCTCTCGATATTGTTTTTCTAAATGTTCTAAATCGATATTCTTGGATTTGCAATAAAAAATATCAGTCATATGGAAACTAGAACTTATGTTGTTAATCCCTATTCCTTTTTTTATGTTCGAACGAACCTTTTTTACAAAGCTTATTGATCCAGAAAAAATATATAAAGTATTCACTTTTTTTCCTAAAGGTATCTCCGACTATAATGCCATTTATTACATTACATGGTGAGCCAGGAAACCGTCTCGGTGCTCATATTATGTCTTATTTAAATCAGATTTTTTATGCACATTCTTCTCATTATTATATTCGGTATGATATTTCTAATTTACCTTATTCCAAAAGTCCTTTTATCACATTCATTCTTTCGTTTGTAGATCGATATAATCTTCATTCTTCGGAATATTATGATACTATCGAAGTCTTTCCACAAATGAATCTTGATTGGAGTAAAATGATGTATCAAACAATAGAGAAAATTAAAATGGATTTCGCCGCTTACTGGAGAGAAATATATCCGGAAATATGTTCCGATTGTTTTTCTAGTATCTCTTCTAAGTATTCTGTACCATTGGACCCCAAGAAAACAATCGCCGTACATTTGCGTTTAGATGATGTACATGATTGGTGGGATTATAATGGTACGGCTTCCGCGGAGTATTATCGCGGGTTGGTACAACGGGATGCTTCTCTCGATGAAATGTCACATGTACATAACTATGGAGAGTATCCGAATATTCAAGCACCTATTCCTATGGATCGTGTCGAAATACAGATCGAAGATGCGAAACGGCGTTATCCAGATCATGAAGTGGTGATTATTTCTAGTCCCAGTACTAGAGATTTGATTCAAACCCAATATCGCGTTCTTTGCAATATCGATGAATCCCATGATTTATTCTTGTTGTGTATTTCCGATGTGGTCATTTTGAGTCGAAGTACGTTTTCGATTTGTTCTCTTCTTTTCGGAAATCATAGTAGAGTATATGCTCCTTTATGGGGACAATGGACGTATTATGGGTTTTATACGAAATTTCATCGTGATTCAGAGGAGCATTTTTCGTATTTCTGGTAGCTTGATTCGATTTATACCTGCGGATGTTTTCTTGTGTATATGCAAGAAAAAATCCTATTATTTATTTGATCTGATCCGATCCGTATAATAATAATACGTCAAAACAATAGAAATAATAGACATACCTCCATATATAGAATGACATTGGAATTGAAAAAATGGGATATGCGTTGGATTACATTTAAAGCCGACGAAAATAAAGGGCCTGTCATCGTTTTAATCGGTCGGCGTGATACTGGTAAAACTTTTCTTGTGAGAGATCTCTTGTATTTTCATCAAGATATTCCCATTGGAACCGTTATTTCCGGAACAGAAGCTGGTAACGGGTTTTATGCGGCTCATGTTCCCAAATTGTTCATTCATAATGAATATAGTTCTGTATTGATCGAAAATATATTAAGACGCCAGAAAACAGTCATGAAACAAATACAAAAAGAAATGGAAACTACCCGACGTTCCACGATCGATCCACGGACTTTTGTTATTTTAGACGATTGTCTCTATGATAGTACCTGGACACGGGATAAATTAATGCGTCTTCTCTTTATGAACGGTAAAATGTTTGCCGGAGTCATTACAAAATAATGGCTAGTTTATGGATTCTACGAATCTATGAGCAACACGTCCAAATTGCGGAGACATCTTGTTAGGTTTATACTACTAAATTATTCTAGAAATAGGATAATGGCTTATGTTAATCACATAAGGTATAGTAAAAAGGTATAAAATAGAGAAAATCCGCAGCTCGTCACCTACGTCCGTTATTGGTAAGGATATGGTGATAGTTCAACGACTAAATGCCCGTGGGGTTGAAAAGTCTAACCAACTTTCATGATACCTTAAGATATAGTCTAAACCCATTCGAGAGAATGCTATGCCCATTGAAAAAGCATAGATTTTATGACTTTAGAAGGAAATATCTAAAGGAAAATGGTATAAATTGAGACATTGGAAAGTGATGCTTATCATCACCATGCAATATCCATTAGGTGTGCCTCCGGCACTGAGAACCAATATCGATTATGTGTTTATCTTGCGAGAACCTTATTTGTCGAATCGAAAACGTATTTGGGAGAATTATGCGAGTATGTTTCCGACCTTGGAATCGTTCAATTCCGTCATGGATCAAACAACGGAGAATTACGAATGTTTAGTTATCAACAATAATGCCAAATCGAATAAATTATATGATCAAATTTTCTGGTACAAAGCCGAAAATCGGCCCAATTTCAAACTAGGATCCAAAGAATTCTGGGAGATTTCGAAAGGAATTTGTTCCGATGATGAAGACGAAGCCTACGATCCCACTAACGCCAAAAAGAAAAAACCCGGATCGCAAATTACGGTGAAGAAAAATAACTGGTAGCCGGAGCAGGGAACCCATGGTTCCCTTGCGAACCCTCCTTTCACGTTTATCTAAGTAATGGTCTTGGGAATACACTAGAATATAAATATTAATTATTCTTGCAGTTATTGTTCTTGGGTTCGTCTTGTGGTTCTTAGTCTTTCGTATATATATAATGATACCGGTGATTGTAGCCACTTTAGCTCCACTTGTAAATTGTATTCAACTCTTTCCTCAATTATACAAAACCTATATAACCAAAAGTGTAAATGATTTATCACTTTATTCGTTATTACTCATACTAATTACAAATCTTCTTTGGTTATTACATGGATTTTTTATAAGAGATAATTCTCTTATTGTAGCAGGTATCATAAGTTTGATGGTAAATATATCGTTATTGACATTGTATTTTCTTTATAGAGATACTTAATAGATCGTCTGACTTGTTAAAAAAGTCGCGAAAAAAAGCCATGCAATATATGGAACCAAACAATATCCTGCCGTTTTATTTATTTTATAAAAATTCCATCCAATATATACAGCACTTATTGCTAATAAAAAGAGAGAAATCGTTGAAAAAATAGCGTTTGGAAAATACACGAAATATGGCCACCATAATAATAATAAAACTAAATGAATAATATATTTTTCTAGTATATTTCCTATACTTTTATCTCTATCTACCGTGTTTTCTTTCCATATTAAATATGACGCATATCCCAACAATAAATATAATACGGGCCAAACTACTCCAAATACCCATCCGGGTGGATTCCATTTGGAACGTACTCTTGGTATTTTGTTTCTAGGAATCAAAAGGGCCGATGAACCTAATCCTAAAATAATGGGAGAAAATATCCATAGAATACTGTATAAAGTATTTTTCATTATTGAAATAAAATAAAATATATATAATTCCGATATATATTTTATTTATACCATACCATTTTTATTGTTTAACGGTGTAATTATACAACGAAAATCCGTACATAATACGCCCATAATCCCAATCCGACAAAACATTTCGAAATCAAATCCAAGATATTCATCGCAATATTTTTCCCTTCTTCTTCCAAAAGATATACTAATCCATAGAAACTCCAAACCACTACATAAAAACCAAACATGATATAATTATCTAGTCGGTATCGGGGCAACACATATCGAGAGAAAATCAAGTAATACATAGTGAAAAATGGAACGAACCCTAGAAAAGAAGCAGTGAAACGATCAATCTTTTGTGTTTCTCCCAAATATCCAAGAAATAACATAATATAATTCAAAAATAAAATCACTAGAAAAACACCAATGGATACGGGTACTTTAATATTATTCCCCATGACAATACATAATACTAATAACATTATAGGGGTTGTAATAGACCAATCTACATAACGCGTTTCAGATATTTTCGACCAATCATAGACTTCTCCTTTTTTCTCCGATTCATCGATCTGTAGCATGAATGCAGAATAAAAATAACCAGCCACTACTGAAATACACGTCTCTAAATTCAATACATGCCTTATTACCGGATCCGCTGTTCGTATTGCTTCAATAATCGTAATAGTCGCGGTAGTCAGTAATAAAATATAAGTGATAGTGAAAGAGAATTTCACATAATTGGATTTCGTATCTAGTACTTGTTTTTCTATACTACCGGTTTCTGGCATCTAAATGATATATATCTTACTTTAATACCAAGATATATATTTTCTTGCAGTTATTTTCCGCTCGTAGTTTTTCTATCCTATTCTTCGGATCTAGTAAAAGAAATATATAACCAAACTGGCACAAAGATCCAAATACTACTGATTCCGTAATACACGATACGATTCGTAATCGTTGAATTTGCCAATATATTTTGAGAAATGTTTTCATCCGTCATGAATTCATATCCGAGAGTCAAGAAATAAAGAGAACAAGATATGATTTCTAGTAATAATAATGGCACGATTCCTTCTGGATAATACAACAAGACAAAGACAAAGGCATAAAATGCATTCAATAATTCGAAATTCCACACATAGTGTTTGACGACATATCGTGGATCGACTCGACAATATTCATTCCAAGAAGCAAGGACCGAAGAATTCCATACCGGAAATGCTTCTAAATTCAAGAGATTTCGATTTTGATAACAATATATTTCATAGATACCTATACCTATATTGAAAATGACCCAAATCCATATCCAATCCAAAACAGATTTCATGTGTATATTAATACAATCTATATACATGAAAAAATATTTTTTTTAACGAAACGAAAGGAAAATAAAGCAAAGGAAAGCAAAGGAAAGGAAATTAAACATCTTCTTTTTTCTTGATATCTTCTGCGGCTTCTCTCTCTTCGAAATTCACGGTTTCTCTCACACCAACTAAGTTTCCATTTTCGTCCATAGTTTGTGTCAAAACATTTCCGGATTTCTTCGCCAATTCCACATTTTTCTCAATCGCTTTCTTTTTAGTATCAAAGACACGTTTATCGAAATCCTCTTTTGCTTTCTGTTCATTCTTCAATTTCTCATGATGTAATTGATTCAATTCCTCTTCCATAAACTCGATTCTTCCAGTCTTGTAAGCGTCTGGATCTAATGGTGTCCAGACGAAATTACGCCCAACTAGAATATCATGATGTGGCACCGATTCACGGATCTTTTTAGCATACATTTCGGCTTCTTCTGAAGTTGCAAAATTTCCGATATTCACGAAACCACGCACCGATGTCTGAAATCCATGTTCCTTTTGAAAGGTTTCATTCAATCGATCTTCGTTTTTCTCTATAAATGTCGCGAAATCTCCAACCACATCTTGGGACTTTAGCACATTTTCTTCTT